AAACATACGATGCTGGTTGTTCGTCTCGTAATAATGCCATGCCTTACTCCTTATTCCAAAAGGTCACGCAATTTCGTAGATTGTTTGGGACCAAATGTAATACCTCGATCTTTTAGCTTCTTCACTTCTTCAATAGCGTCATCCATTGCGTCAGGATAAATATCAATAAAATAACCTTCTACTTTACGCGCATACTCTTTAGCTTGTTCAATTGCATCCTCTAAAGTTTCCGCCACCGCTACAACTGCTCCGATTTCTGGCAAACCCACGACTTGAGGAACAATATAATATTCGTCATCTACAATGGCCAATTGCCTAAACTTAACATTTTCTCGCATCTCTGGCGGAAATTGGACTGCTAGCCAGTTCTTGTCTGCCCAATCGGAATGAAGCAATATTTCGGCCCCATATTTCCCACGGGATATAGGATCAATAACTTTTCCTTCTGCCCCAAACCACAGTATATCAGGCCAGTTAGTAATCATATATTGATAGAGTTCACCAGGTGGCGATCCCATTCTCATACATGGATCAATCAAATATGGCGTATCATCCTCTGTTAGTCGTATCTCAGTACTAAAAAAGTTTCGATATTTATATACTCGCAATGCATCAGACAAATAAGAATTTACATGCTGCGCAGCTTCTGGCAATTGTGCATATGGCGTGAATACTCCTACATAACCTTTATCTTTGATTTCTATGCCTAGTATTGCTTTACTTGGAAACTGGCCATCAACTGTATAACCATCATAGCCAAGTTCCACCGCATCTTCAATAGCATCCTCTACAATAAACTCTATAATTTTCTTTTTGAGTCCTAAAGTATGTTCTAATTCATCAAGTTTAGGTTCAATAAATTTATAATTCTTAGAGTAAAATGTTTCCATGTCTCCACGAGTAAAGGAGATCTTAATCCATTGATTATCATGTTCTTTTAAATATTCTCGTAATTCATCTAAGCCTTGCACAACAGCATATGGAGATACTGGCAGTCCAATCATCTCAAGATATTCTTTAGTTTCTTTCCTATAAAGCTCTAAACTATCTCCGCGGCGGCTACCCCATACACGCTTGCCTAGCTTATCTAAATATAGTTGCACAGAACTACTATAAATATCCGGAAATACAAATAAGTCTACATCATCTATAATGTCCCAGAATTCGTTAACTCTAGTGACACCCTCAATCCCTGTGCCGGGCATAATATCATTTGATTTTGGGAAGGAAGATTCCCATGGAGTAAAGTAATACACCTGTCCAAAATATTTAGACAGTAAGACCGCTAGCTCTACAAATAGGCCATTATCATAAACGCAAACGGACTTAGTACTATAATCCTGAAGCATTATTTATCTTCCACTAATGTTAAGAGTGTGGCAATCATGTTAAGTACTTTCAAGCCATATCTAGAAAGAATCCCTGTAATAACACCCGCATTGAATGGCACACAAGAACAAAGAATAAGATATCCACCCTTATGATCAAACCAGACATCCCATGCAAAAAATGACTCTGCAACTGGCTGAATCATTGTAAATCCATTGCCACCCTTGCCTTCCGTCGGATATGAATAAACTATTTTTTTATGAACTGGCGATAAGCCAACCTCATTCATAATATCCAATGAAATTTGATCGCAAGTCTCTTGAGTCAAAAGACCTTTTAAGGCAAAGGCAGCTAATGTAATCTGATCGCCCAGCTCACTCATGTCCTAAAGCCTCCTCATATTCCTTCCAAGGAATTCGCAAATAAGATAATAATAAGCGCTCAACTCCTTCCGCCAATAAATGGGCGTCTCTGTATGGAGCATCTTTTTCTAATCCAGGCTCATCACTTTGGGGATGATCCATATCAAATTGTGATATTTGTTCTTCTTTAATTCCCTGAGCTTCAGTCAATAACTGCTCAATTAAAGCGTGAACAAATATAATCTTTTGAAACAATGGATTCCCAACATCAGCAATTTGAAAATGCAGAGTCTGATCTTTAGATATGTACCAATCGTCTAGAGTATCATATCTCATTGCTTCCGGTGAGACTGTCTCAACAATTATTTTCATCAAAAGTAGCCTGTCACTCTATTGTGTCGTTCTGGTGTTTTTGGAGATATACTAAAATTCGGATGACGATATACAACTGGCAGCATCATCACATAGCGAAGCGCGTCAAGCAAGTGGTCATCACGTTTTAGGATACGTTCCTTCGGATCTCTTTGATTACGGTTGCGTGCCCAGTCGTCCCAAATACAAGAACGAAACTGACGTTTAATATGAACACAATTTGGACTAATTAATAAAGTCTTATTCTTTAAAGCTGAATTAATTGTCAGAATACCTGACGATATATCTTTATCGGCATCTGTGCAATATATGCCATGTGGAGTCAATAATTGATCTTTGATACTTTTACCAGAGGTAGCTTGAGTTGCATTAGCTGATGTATCAATTACCGCAAGATTAGCTCGCCTATGTCCTAATTTTTCTTTGATCAAGGGAGCGATCTCATCAACTGTTCCAGCCTGAAGAATTTCATCATAAACAATATATTTATTTTCCCGGTTCAAAATAACAAACACAACTCCCCATGGATTGCGATCATGAGGATCAATCCCCACTAGGATCATATCATCCATAGTAGGTTTCTTGATTGTTGGTAAAATAGATTCATCGACAAAAGCTGGGAAAACTAAATTACTTCTTGGAATAAATTCTCCACCCAATGCCGTCTCTAAATTATCTCGCATCGCCGGGTCTCTTTTTACGGCCTCAATTTCTTCGGGAGATATGTGTGGATTCTCTGATGTTTTAACGTGCCAGTATTCTACCGCAGGTGGCACTGCATCAGGATTATCATATAAATTATAATAAAGCCATGTCAATCCCTGAATAGGAGTACAGGCAATTATTAATTTCCCGCCGCAATCTATTGTACGCATGAAATTGGACTGGTAAACATCTAAAGGTGGTTCCTCATCCATTACAATTAAGTCACGAGAAACTCCTTCAAACTTTTCTAAGTCTTGATCGTAAGATGACATTTGTACAGTAGTCTCGTTCTTCAACTCTAAGATTCGATCCTCAGCCCAATATCTTCGCACAACTGGTCCATTATCAAAACTGCCCAAAAAACGCCGGAATAATGGCAGGACAATGCCTTTAATTCCATTTGTAAAATCAACCCCACAATAGCGTATCTTTAGTGGAGGCTCAGGATACGAAAGATATGGATGAATCCCTAGAGCAGCCCAGCACGTCTCAACAACTGAAGCTAGAGACTTGCCAGAACGCTTGCCACCAAGCAATAATCTCGTCTTTGCGGTAGACTTATGAAAAGCCAGCATTTTAGAATTGTTAGGTTTATAATTTAACAATTCTTTCAATGCCTCTAAATTCCTCTGAGTTGTAATATCAAAATTAGAAAAATCTACCATGTCTTAATCTTCATTATTTACAATCACTTCAAATAAATCAGGATTGTCAAGACAATAGTCAAGTATATCATCGGGGGCTGTGTAATTTGCATCAACTCTAGAGCAAGGCACCCCGATCTCATCTTCATAAAATCTTGCAACAAATTCACTACAAACATCATGTTTTTTCAAGCTGAAGAGCCTAACAAGCCAACGACTGAAGCTGGAGCCCCAGAATAACCAGAATAGAGCCATTGACATTAACTTCAACCAATCATACGGTTGTCCTACTAATCTATTACAATAACGATTAAACAATGTTTCAAAATTCAGAGGTTTATTCTTTAATCTAAAGATGGCCTTTCTATGCAGATGGCCCAAATCCGTAATTCTCACACAAGGCCACTCTTGACTAATATCCTTCACTAAATTAATATCTTCATTTGGCTCATAAATCATTTCAGCATGATAAGTAGTCGAGGTTTTCTCGCCTCTCCACCATTCAGTCGTGAAGAAGCATATTAGTCTAGTCAGTAAATAATTAAATGGGCCTTTATACTTATGGCGATACATAACGACAATATCACCTTTTTGGAATTCCATTTAGTTACTCTCCTCAGACTTTGGACAAATAAATGTTTTGTTAAATGGTCTATAATATAATAAAATTTGTATCCAGCACCACAGCCATCTTATTGTACTACAAGATTTGTAGGAGCGGCAGGTGCTTTGAAGTCGAAAGGGAATGTTCCTTCAGCAGGATCACTTTCATTGCCCGCATCATCTTTAGCTGTAACTCCAAGAGTTAACTGCCCATCAATATCAGGCATTCCAGCTAAAGGAAGTTTTACGGAAGTTACCTTACCAACATCAACACCAGGATTTACTGCGGCGTCATAATTAATGATCTCAGGCGGAATTGCCCATCTAATAACATATGACACAACATCAGGATCGGACGATGCGCCCCACATCATGGTTTTAGGTTTAATATAAGCCATAATTTTTCCTCCTTAATAAATTATAATTGGACCTGTTGGTCCTGATAACTTAAAATATACTTTCCACTTTCCTCTTACGCCTGTCATCAACATAGCGTTATCATCAATTGATGAATGCCACTCAGAATATTGTCCTTGTCTATAGCCTCGCACTCTTACTTCATACTTACCAGATTTCGGTCGCTGAATCGTGATACCTTTGGACGTAACCTGATAAGGACCATAAATTGTTCCCGTAACATCCCTGATCAAAATTACCTCATAATATTCAATATCTGTTTGGTCATCATCCCAAGCTAACTTTACTGATGATCCAGCTGGATAGAGAACAACTGCCCAAGCAAAAGTAGGCAAAAGGACTAATAAGGCAATAAATAATAATTTATTGAGATGTCGTACCATTTTTACCAAAAACAGCCTTGACTCCCTTGTAGGCTAGCCAACTACCAAAACTCAAAGGATAAATAGTTTTAAGATAATCACTAATATTGATTAAAGAAGCCTGTAAATTTTCACCACCAATAAAAGCAATGACTGGTAATAAAAAGGCTATAGCCGTTGTACACAATGCAACAAACCAGCCTTGTATGCTGCCATCATCGTTAATAATTTTTATTTTCATTTTGTAACTCCTGTTATCCCAGTTTTCATATTATTTCACAAAATATAGCACAACAGTTGCATCAACATCAATTGTTCCGCTACTCCCACTTGGGATAGCACTAAGTACTAATTTCACAGTTTCTCCACCAGTAAACGGAAATTCTCCACCAGTAACAATTGTAGTCGTATTCTGAGTTTTACTACCGCTATTCCACAATTCATTTCCGTCTGGATCTAAAAAGTAAAAAGTTCCACTTGCAGAAGTATTTGCAAAAGATGGCATTTTAAGCTTCCATGTCTTAGCCCATCCATTAACTTCCCAGGAATTAAATTGATGTTCAACGGCGATTGTAGCAGAAGTTGTAAATGTCAACGTCACGGGAACTCTATCAATATTAATTGCCACAGTCTTTACCTCCTATTAATTTATTTAAAGCATCAATAATTTCTTCAACTTTTAATTGAAGCAAATAAACTCTATCAGCAAGCTCATTAAGAGCAATTGTATCCTCATTTAATTTACTTTTCTTAAAGTCATATTTCTCTATCATTTATCTTCCTTCATACGGAGGTGTGGCCGTTAGTTGTTCTACAGGTATTCCTAGCATTTCTGATAATCTTGCCACATTAACTCCTGCTGGTACATTTGTATGAGGATCATAGATGTCTTGTGGCCCTTGAAGTTCTCCGCCCGCGAGTACTCCTCTGCCCACTCCTGGTGAAACAAATGGGTTATAATCTCTAAACGATCCCAAATTAACATCTGGCAAATCTACAGTGCGCTCATGAACGGCGCCCCCACCAACAGTCATTAGACGTTGTGGGTCTATCATAGCACTTTGTACAAGAGCGCGCAGAGTAGGATTATCATTTAATTTCTCAATAGTCTCCCAGTCCATGCCATATTCTTCTGGTTTCTTAGTAGTAATATATTCAGCAAGTGTTTTCACGGCAGGAGCGGTCTCTTGTAACATCTGCGTCTCAGCGGCGCGTTCTTTCCTTCCGGCTTTCCGCTCAGCTGAACTACCAATAAGCGTATCATACAGAGAACCAATCATAAGTCCTGCCATAGCCCCTACAGGACCCAGATACGATCCTAGTCCTGCTGCGGTTGCCAAACCTCCTAATCCAGAGCCTATATTCAAACCTGTAGATGCTCCTTGCGCGCCTTCTTTACTTAAAAGATATGATAAACCAGCTGTCCCTATGCCTGTCGCTAAAGATGGAAGACTAGCACCAATATTAGATATACCAGTTGCAGCTCCTTGAGTTAAGGCCGAACCAATATCAGTTCCTTTCAAAGCCGCCTGCACTGCATTACTCAATGCTGGAGCTGCTATTCGCCCAGCAAGACCACCTGCTGCTGAACCTATTAAAGTTCCAGGTAACCCATATCGTCGTCCCAGATAGCCGCCTAGAGTAGTGCCGGCAACATTACCAATGCCACCAGTCATAGAGACGGGAGCATTGCCCGCCAATCGAGATACGCCGTATCCTCCCAATTGTCCAGCTATATTTCCAAAACCCGCTCCTAGCGGTCCATATTTTGATCCAAAATATGAACCTATACTACCGCCAAGGCCAGCCAAACTAAGTGGGCTTGTTAAAGCCTGAGTAGGCGTACTCCTACCCGATAATATATTATATAGTGCTGAACCAGCATATCCGCCAAATGGCGCGTAAAGACGACCGTATCGTGTTCCTCCTAAATATCTACCTAAAGCCGAACCAGCGCCACGTGCTAACGACGGGCTTAGCAAATTCTGGGCAACGTTTGATATGGCCGTACCATAATCAGGAGATTGAATCGCCATTATTAGAATTTTACTCCAGTAGATTTAGATAAAATTTTATCAATAATTGTAGACATAAATTGAAATAGTTGCAATTGATTCCATCGCAAGAATTCTAAAAAGTCGCTTAAATTAAAGGATTCTTTTAAATGTTTGGTCACAATGTTTGCTAACTTAGTATCAGCAGAATTCCTCAAGCCCAAGCTCCATCGTTTATACGCCGACTCATAATTAGAATCCCACGCATCACCAAAATCATTTGTTCGGGATATTTCTAATTCCTCATCTGGTACTGGTTTATGGCCCAATACTTCTTCAAGTGTAAATTTTAATCTTTTATTTTCTTGTGGCATTTTTCCCCTTGTCTGTCCTATAATATTTAGAATATGATATCAAAATACCTCATGATAATAATTATAAGATAAGCTAGTTCGATTAGCCCATGCTTGCGTATAGTTTGTATTAGAATCACCACGCGCATACCGGGCCGTAGTGTCTGTCATCTGCAATATATACCAATTACCATATCGATCTGTAAAGCCATAATATTTTGTAGCACCAGACTCATCCAGATCATTAATACGATATTCGCCAATAGTGCCATCCAAGTTAACACGCGGCATTATGCTTTTGCCTCTTCTACTTCTACTTTATTATCTGTTGACTCTTCTAGATTCTTCCGGATTGCTTCACGAATATCATCTACAGACGCACTACCAAAGATGCCAGTTGTTGTTAATTTAACTTCTTCCGCAGGACGTAATCCTGCCCCGTACAATATCTCTTTATTGGCTTCTAGCCTAACTTTTTCACTCTCAGCATTATTTGCCAAGTTCCACAAATTCTCTAAAGCCTCTGGAGACATCAGTATAAACTGAGCGCGCATGGCCTGCTGGATCTCATTAATCAAGGCTTTCACATTGGGATTCTGCAATTTATGATAAGCATTGCTCTTTAACCATTTTACGTTATTGGCTCGCTCTTCGCCATATGCTTCTTTATAGGCCTTGATTGCATCACCAGTTTCCGCGTATATTTTTGCGAAAGCAATTTGCTGAGCTGTAAGTGCTTTATTACTCATAAAAGATCCGACCACTTCTCTCGTTTTGGATTTGTTGGTTGTGTAGATGGTTTAGACTCAGACTTCTTAGCTCGCTCTGAAGGTTTGGCAAACTTTAGCAACGATGTAACTGTCACAGGAATGGGCGGCACAAATTCCGTCGGTGTACGGATAGGCAAACGCCCTGCTGGATCTCTATAAACATCACGCAATGTGCATGGATCCAGGGGCTGCCGTGAAACCTTAGAGTGGGCTTTCTTAATCGGTATTTTAGAAGCCTTAATCTAAATCACAACCTTAAATAGTTTTAACTTTTGGGAATTTAAAAGGACGTACCTTTGGAGAGATTAAAACAGGAAGTTTCTCTTTTTTGGTAAGTTTAGAAACTGTAGGCCATTTAATTTTCAATGGTTTAATAGTTAAACCTTTCGTCGCCATTATTTCTTTTTTCGCTCCTTATATTTGGACTCGACAGTTTGCCAATAAGCAGATCCTGCAACTTTCTTTGCTCTAGCTTTACTTAATCCCTGGGCTTCGGCTTTCTTCATAATCTTTTCAAAAGTTTCAGGCTTCATAATGGCCCCAGGCGCTTGCCTACTGCGCCATGCTAACATATCAGAACCTTCTCGTCGTTTTGGTTTTCCTCTTGGCATAATCAAACTCCTTTAAACTCTTGGATTTTTAACGATAGTTTTCCTTTTTGCTGATCGGCTTAATATCTGCATGCCTTTTTCTTTGGATTTGCGCGCCTCTTCTCGTCCTCCAGATAAATCCGGCCAATGAGGTTTAGATGTAGTTAGAGGCGTTCCCCTTGTACCAAGTCCAGCGTATCCTAATCTACTGCCCATTATTTGTCCAATCCTGATGTTGTCAGATAACGCAGCACAACATCATTAATGCGTGTAAAATAAGAATAGAAGCCACGCACTTCATAAGTATACTCATCAATGTCTAATGAGTATGCGCGCATCAAGCCAATCAATATAGGTTTACCGTTAACAAATGCAAAAACAGGTGAACCCGAGTCGCCTGGATAAATTTTAATATCAGTTGTTACATCTCCGGGATTAAACCAGGGCAATGCTTCAATTTTAAATGTCTTAGGAGAACAACTAATAATTTTTCCATAACGCGCCTCATAGTACCATTCACGCTCTGGAACAATGCCTAATGGCCAAAATTCCTTTGATGGATCTTTATCTCTATATCCTGTCACAACAACAATTGCGTCACCAACCGCGTATCCTGGCAAGTCCAAAAAAGACACAACATCATAGGGAATAGGCTTCAATAACACCTGTGAGTATAGTGGTGTCAAGATTGCAATATCGTCTTCCTGTGATATCCAAACGATCTTACATTCTATACGGAACGGCTCATTCCACGATCCAACCACAGTTATCTGATGTGTAACTTTCAAAATAGGAGTAATTAATGAAGTTGAATTGCTAAGAAATATCTCAATAGCTTCTGGTGTTACAACATGAGCATTAGTAAGAATGTAAAGATTGCCATCGGCACCACGAACTACAACCCCACTGCCTTGTTGTCCAAAAACGCCCTGTGCAGCTATCCACTTTGACCCGTCATCATTAAAAGTTCTTCCAAGCCCTGTGCCCCTTGTCACGACAGATACAACGGATTCAGATAAATCAACATATCTATCGGGAGCCAATCCGAACTTATCAAGCTTCCCCGGAGTCTTATCAAAAGGCCAACCACATACAGGAAAGAGCAACGCACCTCCAATCAACAAGATTGCAAGTAGACGTTTCATCTTTCCAAATACTTTCATCTTGTTCGCCTCCTATTTTTTGACTGCTTGCCTTTCTTCTTGCGCTTCGATATGGCATGTTTCCAGTCAAGATCGGAGACACGTAAGTTAGGCAAAATGTTGGCTGTGCTAGTTAGTCCGCTTATTATTGTTGGCATAATTAAGTTCCCTCTACCCACCCTCGCGCTTTCCATTACTCATCGCGCTACGCTCTATCTTATTTCCTAGGTTTCTTGGGCTTCTTATTACCGCGCCAGCCGTGCTCACCTGCAAGTCTAGCCCGGATAGATGCCCTAGCCTTTTCCTGGCTATCTGAGTGACCGACGACTTTGCCTGTATCTCGTCGATATATCACCCATTTTCCGCCTTCTTTTTTCAGTCCGTAAGGCATAATTTTTCCTCCCATTAATATAAGATTTCGTGGCCTTTTTATGCTTTCGTATTAGGTCTCGCACATTTTCTCTTGTAATTCCTAATAGTTGTGCAATCTCCTTTCTTGATAGTCCAGCTCTTAAAAGCGTGGCCACTTTTTGATGTTTCTTTAACATTTCAAAGGCTTGCAAAGCTTTTTTCTTATTCTCAAATATTTCTTTATCCGCCGTGGATGGTTGCCAACCAATCCCTGGCTCATGACGTAAAAGTTCGGCAATATCTACATTATCTTGCTCAACATATAATAGTGCTTCTGGGCAAAGAGATATACACCATTCTCGCTTTGAGCATTCTACACAAAATTTATTGTCTAAAGTTGCCATACTCACGCTGGTAGAATCAATGGACTAGATCGAGCTTTAACCTTCCGTCTCCTAATAGAATCTGGGCAAAATACATTGCCACAAGTTGGACATTCAAGCCAACCCATTGGAGGAGGAAGCATAACAACATATTGGAAATCTTTAGTCAATGTCCCACAGAGAGGACATTTATCATTTTCCATTTCCTTGCTCATAGCAAGTTCTTCTTCCTCTAATTGCTTAATATCTTCTTCTTTCTTCTTTGCCATTTCTTCTGACATAATAATCTCCTTAAGGTTCGGGTTCAATATCACTCCAATGTGAGGAATCCTCACGTCGCCCTTGATGCCATCCAGACATATCCTGCCACCTATCATATCTTATAGCTTGGTAGGCCGCCCATGCCATCGGTAAAACCAAAGTTATTAATAAAAACAAGATTACCCAAATCATAGTTCCTCCACAATAATTTCCACCACTGGACAATCAGAATAATATTCAAGATCAGGAATCCTGCATTTCAAATAAGAACACCAGAAGTCAAATAGAAAAGGGCAATTAACACACTTTCTGTTAGGATGAAAAGTTTTCTTATTCTTAAAGTCCAATGTTCCTAAAAGTTTAGTTTTCATAAAACTCCTTCACCGTCATTTCAATGAATTTATCTATAATGGCTGTATTAGCATTTATTCGTTTGTTAAGCTGAACGCCTTTGGCAGGCGTCTCAGTAGCCAAAGCATGTCTACAACCTTGATGCATTCTAAAATCTTCATAAGAACCATCACATAGATTAAAGACAATTCCTTCTTTAACGGTTACTGGTTCTGTTTGGCCATATAGGACTACACTGCTACCATTTGTTACTACTCCGTTACCATCTCCATATCTCGGAAAGAACCTATCTTCTACATCTCTAATAGCCAGCGCCAATGGACTGGGCTGGGTACCATTTTCATAATCATAAATATAATATTCATTGGCTGTCACATCTTCATGCAAATCCAGGAATCCATCCCGCGATAACCTTCTCAATATTACTTCATTAGCCAATAGAATCTGACCTTCCTCTGAAGGAGCATCACCTAATTCGGGATGGCAGAAGCCACAATTAGTCTTTTGATTTTTATTATTATATCTCTGCCCGATATTAAAACCAACCGGATTTACAACTGGAATAAAAGAAATATCAATATTCGTTGGAATTGATTTTGATTCTAACCATCGTATAATTGTCAATGGTCCCGCCTTTTCTTCCCCATGAAAACCCGCACATATTAAAATATGTGGCTTACGCTTATCATAAATCATATTAGTCCGGATCAACCAAATAGGCAAATCTTCGGCTGTACCTAAAATATAGAGCCATAGATGCTTAATAGGAGCAATCCTTAACAATCTCTTATTAAGAGAGGGAAACAACGCGCTCATATACTCTCCTTATAACATTCAGCACAAGCTGGATATTCATTTAAAAACTTGAACCAATCCCGGCCATAAGCTTGGTACTTCTTGCCACAGAATATACACTCAACCTGCCAATCAGAATTCTTCATCTTTTAATACCCCAGCAGATCGTAAAGCTGCCCCAATCTTAGGACCCAAGCCATCCAAGTAATCATGATCAAATACAAATAAATATCTGTCATTAACTCCATGAGGGCTACTATCTTTATAACGTTTATAATCTTCTACTAATATGGCCTCTAAAATCTCATGTATTAACATATTGACCTGATGAGCTTTGTCTTTCCATTGTGTTCCAATTGTAATAACACCATGACCACTATGGCCCCTAGTAGAAAATTCGGCTCCTAATGTCCTCGGATTCTTTTTTAATATCCACTGCTTAGAACAAATTTCAATGTGTCGATGTCCTTTTTTATTTTTCATCTAATGTCCTTATTTAAGACCTCATCTAATGTAGCATTGGCAGAATCCACATAATAGTGAGCTACCACCTTGCCCATAGCCAACACATGATACTTCACATTATGTCTGTGAAGCCAGCCAACTGTCATATCATAATTATACCAGCCCCTGCCAGTATATATAATAACTTGCCAGCCCTTATCATATAACCTATTGACTTTCATAATATTTTCTGGCATAGGCTTGGCTGACGAATAATGTTCGGGAGAAACCGGCTCACATAGTGTGCCATCTAAGTCAACGGCTACTGTCCATTTTAGCTTCATAATATTTTTTTAATCCAAGTCGAAAGCCTACTTTTGAAACCTTCTTTTTCTGTCATTCCCTTAAGAGTTGAAACAATATGCTTTACCAAATCAGTACACATTGCACATCTATCAGGAATCGGCAACTCAAAAGCTAATTCTTTTCTACACCATTTTTCTAGTTTACAGTTCACTTCGCTTTACCATCCTCTGTGGCATATCCATATAAATCCGTATGCCGCCTATATTTATTAAAGCATTCCATACAAATATACCAATCAAATATTTTAACTTTCTTAGCCCCACAGATCTCACAAATCTTTGCATATTTGGTATCTAGCCTAATAATCTTTCCCAGATTCGTCTGATTATCCATTCTATTGTGACCCATAGCATAAATCCAAATATAGAAATGAGAATAAGGAACATTAATATTAGGCATCCAATAAGAATATATTCATGGCCTGTCATCGTCCCATCTCCTCGTACCTTTTAATAAATTCCTTTACACAATCTGAAGAACATAAATAGAACCGTTGGCTATAATAGACTAACTGATGCTGAGTCTTATCCTGACTCACAGGCCTTCCACAGTTTATACATTTTTGTCCATCAGCAGCCTTAGCTTTTTTATCGTTCATAATTATCCCTATATATTATATATACCAAAACTTGGAAATTTGTGACAAATTATTTTATTTATGAAATTTCCCCGAAATCCCCCTCAAAATACCCCCCAAGTGACGGAATTTTTACATAGTCTATGAGCCTCTCTCATAAGTTTTATAGGGAACCCCCTGGTTGGGAAATACCCCCCAGGTGACGGAATTTCCGCAGGTTTCGTAAGTTGGGGGGGAAATGACATCTTTGTTTTGGTAGGGTAGGGGGTAGGGGGCTTAATAGTGGTATAGTCTTGTCAGACTTCTCATCTCTCTGTATCCATTTTAATACAGAGATTTGACATTCCTTAAAGGTTTTAAAGACTTAACCCTTGTCTGACTTGACAAAGCCCGCCGTCATGATTATATTTCCGTCAAAATTGGATAGGTTTAAAAAGATTTGGCAGATTTAATTGCCATTTCTTTAAAGATTTCGCAGATTTAAAAGATTTTACTTGACAAATTGAAAAAAATGATTATATTTTCGTGCAAGGAGGTAAAAAGTTGAGAAGATTTTGATGACAGATAGGATGAAGAAGAGGGTTATTTTAGCCTTTTCTTCATTCTCATAACGAGGTTTTAGAATTTGCACCTCAAAGCAAGCAGATTGTCGCCGCGTTGCCTTGATATGGCAAGGCAGTTGCGGTGCTGGCACGCTTCAACCCACTACGGGAATTTACGCGTGACTATCCAGCATAGACGATGGTAGGATAGTCGTCAAGAAGGGTCCAACATGACCACTGGACATTTAAGCCATACATTACCATCTGGGTCATGACGAGATGGTTATCATATGGGTTCTCGGATGGAGGCCGGTTAATCCATTCAGACGGAGGTCCAAAAACATGAAAACCATTCGAGTAGTCTACAATGGGATCGAGATGGAGGGGACAATTCCCCAAATCTCGAAACTCATCGTTAGCCTTAACCAAAATGCAGTGACCGCACAAAAACCGGCCCCGGCCGCAAGACTTAAAGACAGGAAGGAATTGCAGGAAGTCTTTAAGTCTGTCAAGGCGGATAACGCGGAAGACTTCGTCGTTTCCGCGTTAGTAGCCGCGGGTCAACCGATTCATACCGTCTTTAGTGGTATGAACGAGGTTATCCGTAGCAAATACGGAAAAGACCCGAAAGACGTCATCCGAGTTTCTGTCGATGAAACTGAAACCGGTCATCGCTACATTCGGAAAGTGACGGTTGGTTCAAGAGAATTGAAAGGCCATTTCAGTAAAGGCGGCCTTACAATTTCTTTGTAAACTTTTCAAACCGGCCTCCATCCGAGGACCTGTATGATACAAGGGTAATTGTTTAGGATAGCACTGTATGCTATCCGAACACTTGTTTCTTACCCAGGGCAGAGTACACGTGCAAGTCGTGTAACTATACCCGCAGTATCTTGCCTCAGGTTTCATGTTACAAGGCAAGATGGGTATAGGTTCAACACTTAGGGACAGGGTTTTGACGTCCCTAAGGTTAAAATGGTAAGAGGCAAGCGTTCAGCAATAGCCTTAAGTGTGACACTAAACAAGTATCCATACATTCCATGCCAATCTGTAATAGATTGGACGAGAAATTCCTATGTGAATAGGGATATTTACATAGAAATTCGGTAGTCTAATCTATAAGCAGACCAGGGCGCGGATGCGCTGGTATAGTGACCGTTCCGCGTTAACAAAAGCGTATTTGGACAGGGATACTAACTCGGTCTTACGACCGAGCACTATAGAAAAACGTTGACTGTCCTAAGTCGTCCTCCATGAATTCGGAATAGACCGAATAAGGGACTGCTTCGGGGCGTGAAGCGCGGAAGAAAACCGCGAACGCCGCCCTAAGCTATGTAGTAAAGGCCCAGGGACAGCTATGTCCTGGTTGGGAGATACACTGACTATATAGCTTATAAAACCTACTAGCTAAAATGGGATGGCTTCATTATTCAAAGCCATCCCATTTTAATATATGTCCTGGGCATGACAATAAACGGCTTCGCGATGGACACATCTCGCGTTAAACTCAAAGTGTCTATATGGGACGGAAGGTAAGGTAGAAGAAAAGAGGAGTGCGATTTCTCTTTCTTTGCCTTACCTTCCAATACCTGAAAAGTTCAAAATGGAAAGAGGTGAGAAAAATGGAAATGGTTAGAGATGTATATAAGAAAATGGCTTTTTTGATCGATGCTCACAAACGTTGTCTTGAAAAAGATACGGAAGAGGCAAAGGAATGGGCCGATAAACATGCGCAGGCCATTGAAGACTTGCTCCAGGAATTGCCTCATGGTGGTGGAATTGGGAATTGGATATTTGATTATGGGCGATCTGATGGCGAAAAGCTAGTACTTTACAATGGGATTACTGTCATGGATAACAATGGATGTGGAACAAAAACAAGATATTTTCAAGTCATTGTCAAAGGCAGTTTAATGTTTGGTATTGCTATCCACATCATTGGTAATTTCGGAAAAGACCAAGATGTCAAAGAGTATCTTTATCAGATCCTACAATGAAAGGAGGCCAAAATGAAGGCATATCATAAGGCTTGTAATTCCAATAGGTTAAATAAAAGTTTCCTCATCGCAGGCAAACGTATTCTTTCGGTCACAAGATGCCTTAATTGTGGACGCCTAGTAGAAGACTGGGAAATCGCGCGCCCTAGTTTCCGGTTCGATGCCTGTGTTTCAAAACTCATGTCTGGTAAGAAGGTGTTCGACTTACAAAAAATTCTATAAAGGAGATACTCATGAACGCCAGACAAACATTCAAAACGTTATGGAAATACAATAAATGGGAAGCCATTAGATTCTTCTTTCCCTTGCATATCTATAAGGGTCAATTGTTCATTATGCTGCCTCACTGGTATAATGGACATTTTAGCATGACAAGCATAAATAAAATGAAAGAGTAAAAGAGAGTAAATATGTATTTAGTCCCAAATAAAACTTGTAAACGCAAAGCACTTCTGCGCCTTATCTCAGCATGTCCAATTGTCGAAAAAGTAAAGCGTAAGTATAAGCTATATCAGTTGCCAAATGGCAATTTTATCAAAATAGAACGATGTAAAAAAGTAACTTTATTGCTAAAATGAAAGGAGAGAAAAATGAAAGAGCCCGATTTCCCTGAATTCTATGATTTACCGCCAGGAACAATAATAAATGGGAGGTTTGTGAAATTAGAGAATAGAGAAGACTATCCTTTTGCGGATTGCGTAGTGGACATTCGGAGTGGAAAAATTATCCATTTCACAAAAATACCGAAGATTGAAGAAGAAGAGAAGAAAAAATAGACGAAAGATAACTCATGAAAATGCTATGCAAATCAGAACAAAAGCCATTATATTGAGTTCATTTTTCTTTTTACTTGTCCTAAGCAGCGCAATAGGACAAGATTTTTACCTTTGCACTCGTGTAATTGACGGCGATACTATTATTGTTAGCATAAATGGTAAGCAGGAAAGGGTTAGACTTATTGGAGTAGATACTCCGGAAACCGTCCATCCTAACAAACTGGTAGAATATTTTGGCAAAGAAGCCTCTGAATTTACAAAAAAGATGGTTGAAGGAAAAAGGGTAAGGCTTGAATATGATTGGCAAAAACGAGATAGATATGGCCGGCTTTTAGCTTATGTCTACCTTAAAGACGGAACGTTCTTAAATGCGGAGATTATAAAACAAGGATACGGTTTTGCATATACAAGATTTCCGTTTAAGTATCTTGAAGAATTTAGGCAATACGAAAAAGATGCAAGAGAAAATGAGAAGGGACTATGGAAAAATAGGAAAGGATAAATCATGAAAATGCGATTAGACTTATCTGATTTAGACAATAAAACAACAGATAAAGAATATTGGCAAGATTGGTGGAAAAGCGCGAAAAGGAAATTACTTCTTTTAGTTGAATTTCTTATAGTTGTGGCCTGCATTAGGGCCTGCTTATTAATATTTTGAAGGGAGGACATATGGACATAGGACTTGCAATAGGATTATGGTTCGTTGCTTTTTTGTTGGGAGCAATTGTAGCGCTTATTTTAGTAAGGGGAGGTAAACCATGATAATTAAAAATGCAGCGCCAATCGATCTTGAGGAGGCCTTGAGTAGGGTCAATCTGAAATATGGGAATAACATTGTATGGAATCGGAAACCTGAACCAATAGGTAGACGATTTCGATGTACATTGAGAGTTATATCCTCTCGTGGGCCTGGACATCGCATTGGTTTTACAGGACGTCATCTTATATCAGCTTGCTGGCATGTTCATGGCGATTTCTTCGATGCGTTATTTGACATTAACCCCAATATTGTTATAGTAAGTCGCGGCAAAGAGATAACACGCGCCACAAATTGGGAAGACTATAACGTAGGGTCACTATTGTACCCGATGTATGCAAGTGAAGCCTGCGAGTGCCATTAAAGAGGAAGGGCAATGCTACGACTAGCAACCAATACCAAAGACGCCACGATAGAATGTTTAGGAACTATCCATAGGATTGTTTGTCCTCGCTGTCAACCAAATGTGTTCAAATGGTGTAAGGATTGCACAAAAATAGTGGGTTACGAGAGAGTTATAAAAAACTTAAGCAACGAACTGTGGGCATCGGGAAATTGAAGGGAAAACTGATGGTTTATTTACTACATTTCAATAGGAAACTACATCATGCCGGCCATTATTTGGGGGCCACAGCTAATTTAGATAGAAGGATCAGGCAGCACAGAGGCGGAACAAGCAGTGCCTGCCTAATGCGGGCTATCTATAAGGCCGGCATTGGATTTGAATTAGTCAGAACCTGGACTGGAGATTTCGAGTTAGAACGGCAATTGAAGAGACGTAAGAATAACAGTAAGTTATGTCCTATTTGTCAAAATGGGAAGGGATAAAAATGACGCGAGTTGTTCATTGTAAAAGAGAATCTTATGATGTTTATATTGGACGGCCTAGTAAATGGGGCAATCCATTCCGAATTGGCATTGATGGAAATAGGAATGAAGTTATTGAGAAATATAGGCAGTATATCCAGCGACGCCCTGATCTGCTCCGGGATCTTAAGGAATTAAAAGACAAAACTTTAGGTTGTTGGTGCAAACCAAAAGCATGTCATGGAGATGTTTTGGTAGAATTAATAAATGCGGGAGATCTAAATGACCATGGAAAAACCAGAGCAAACTGAGCAACGGGAAGGCATATTACAAGCAGCCAGGCGCCTCCATTCACCATAAAGAAGATGATATTTTGACTCTTACGACAGAAATATAACAAGAAGGGGAAAGTAAAATGCAAAGGTTCGATTACATCTGGGTTTCTACACGCGAATGGACTGGGGCCTTTAGCTTAAATGAGCTGGGCTTTATAACTGAAACCCCACCCATCGCTTACTGGGCAAAGGGTATGCATTATCATAATCTTTTAGCTAACTTACAGGAAGCTAATCAACTAGTCGATTGGAACATACGCTACAAGGAGGAAAGAAATGAGAAAATATGAAATAGAAGAACTTAAATGGTTTGATCTTGTTCGAGAGTATTCAAAGAGACATCCAGATAAGTATTGTGTTTTCCTAGAAACAGCGAATCTTAGCTTTGATCAGGAAGAAAGGTTAAAAAAATGCGTTGGTCTACGCTATTTCTTTAGTTATTGTATCCTCCTTCTCTTTTCTTCAGACAAGGCGGTTGACTGGGTGAACCGCCATCATGAGGAAAAATTGGGAGCGTATGCCGTCTGTATCAGAGATGGCGAAATCTTAGCTGAGAACACATAGGAGGACAACATGGAGTCTTACGAGTTACTCGCGAAAGCTCTGTCCCATCCTAGAGTTACGCCGCTTACTATTGCAGCGGGAATTGTTGTATGGGGAATGAGTATTACTCAGGAAGTCCTACTTAAGAAAGGAACAAAGGAAGAACTGGCGATGTTTGCTAACTTATCTGAACTCTACCGTTTTTATAGAAGGTTCAAAGTTGTAGAAGTTTCAGAGAAAACAATGAAACACATGGAGGCTACGCACCAACTGGCCGATGTATAGAGGAAAGGCGCATGAAAATTTAAGAAAGGAAAAAGTAAATACTATGGAAACAACTAAAAATACTGAACTAACCTCAAATGGGACAACAGGGAAAATGGGTTATGGGAAATTAGGTGTCCGGAAAACTTATGGAGAGAAACCTACATTTGTGCTCTTCGATGAACACGGGATACCGAAAGACATTAGTTTTGATCTTACTGAATGGCTTGCACCAAGATTGGGACATCGAATAGATGTTCTCATTGTTGGCAATATCTTTAGAATTTACGATGAAGGAGATGAATAATGTTTATTAAAGGACAATTAGTTCGGCACAAATTGACGGGAGATGTATTTATTGTCATCACAGAATCGGGACTTGCGGAGGAAATAGTATGCAAGGGAAAAGATTATAATGTATACTATTTCCAGCCCGAAGAGTTGGAACTAGTGCTAGCCACGGACGAATAAAATGAAAAGAATAATAGTCATCATAATTATCAGTTTAATCTTTACAGTACCCATTTGCTCATTTGCCCAAACAATCTCACTAACATTACCAGAAACTGAAGTAATGTTAGTCAAAAATAAAATGGAATGGGCGAAACTATGCAGAGAATACTTTCCTCATGATAACCCGGCCATCATTACGGGAATGGCCATAATGAAATATTATTCTTTTACAAAGAGAAAATATATTATAGCTATTCCATATTGGAAAGGTTCCTTTGAATACTTCTATCAGATTGAAGCAGTATTAGGACATGAAGCAATGCATATCTTGGATTACCATAATGGAATCACTTTCGACCCGGACCATAGAATGCTTATGCCATAAGAGGATAATAAAATGAGAGGAAAATATTTTGAGGAATCACAAGAAAATCCAGTAGAGGAGATATTTATTGATTTTGACAAACACGAAGCATTTATAGAGTTAGGCGCAGCTAAGTCTCCTATACATCTCGGAATGGCATTGATTGATTTTGGCAACTTCCTAATGAAAATGCCTTTTCCTGAATTTGTGAGATATGCTAGCTATAATGAAGGAGAGATGGCGTCCGACTATCATTGGGAAGAAATTATTGCTAAAAAAGGAGAGCAGCATGTATAGAGGATACGCGGATCTCTGCCCTTTAGATCACACAAAGGGCGGAATTCCCACTAGCAATCAAGTCAAAAATCGTCAAGCCCTGATTGTGATTGACCGCAACAAGGATATTCCTGAAGATATAATGGGAGAAGTTGCGCGATTAATGTATGATTTACTTGACGGAAAGATTGACACAATCACTATTGACGCAAGGAGAAACTAAACTATGATTAAAATATTTGGGAGTGACGAACCAATCGAATTTATTGTGAATCTGGAACTACAAATATTTACGGTTACTTACATAGACTTTGACCCCATCAAGTCTAAAGCAAAGGAACGCCGAGCCAAGCGTCGGATGAACGGGGCAAAGTATGTACAATCTCTATCAAATGAGGATATGACATGGATGACCAAATTGTAATCAATTTGTTCTTCGATGAGAGTGTACCGGTGGAAACTATCAGAAGTATTTATGGCAAATCGCCGGATATCTTTCCTGCGGTTTCCGTAGACGGTGAAAAGGGTCATTTGCTTATTGCAGTGCCGGCGGAAACAGCAACAGATAAAATGGCAGAAATTGCACAAAAAATGCCAGCAATTCAGGTTACGGGATTTGATAATGTTTATATCGCCGGCACTACTATTGTTGTAGAAGCCACGTTTCTATCTAAACTAGGGGAGGATAACCATGAAGTTATCAAGCCAGGAGAATGAACAGATAGCCTCGAAATTGGCCGATACGCTAATTAAGAATCTTGGCGGTGTTGAAACGGCCCAAGAGCTTCTACCAGAGCAAATCATTAATGAACTGGTAGAAATGATAGATGCGATTGAAGATAAAGTTGATCGCATTATTCAAAATAAGTTAGCGCAGAAGCCGCCAAAAAAACAGATTTCGGAGCCATGGTGGACCAAAAAGCCATGAGCAGAGGAGGAAGATATGATTTACTTAAACTCTAGTACGTGGGGTGCGTCAACCCGGCGGCTCGCCACTGCGGGCGGATTTGTCCCTTATGAGGGAATAGCCCGCCCGGGCGATACTATTATTAATTGGGGTGGCGGGACGGGCTATTCATTCCCTCGCAATGTGCGTGTTCTAAATCGGCATCTAATATACAATAAGCGGGATCAGGGACTAAGGCTCATGCAGGCCAATGTTTCTATTCCTTACATCTACTTGACACATGATGAATGGCTTGAGGCTGGATGTCCTCAGATATTACAAAAACCTGAATACGGACAAGCAGGCCGGGGTATCAAGCTAGTTGAACCCCGCGCCTTTCAGTATAATTATATTTACCAAAAGTACATTCCTAAAACACGGGAATTCCGGGTTGCTATTGTAGGCAATATATTTGCTTATGCAATGGAAAAACTTCCACCCACCGATGCGGACGAAATCCGCTGGAACCAATGCCGTGGGTCAGAATGGACACAAGTTCATGATTTACGATCTCTGACTCCAAAATTTGTAAGGCTAGGTGGCGCGGGGTTGCGAGCTCTAGGCTATGACTTCGGTGGCATGGATATTATTATGGATGCAGATGGAACACTGTATATCTTGGAAATCAATTCAAAGCCAGGTGTTGGTGAGGTAAACTCACGGAAATTGGCCGATGCCCTCAAGTGCTATATACAGGAAGGTTAAGATGAAGTTAGAATTTTTACGAAATCCCAGGCCACGCTGGTACTTAATCTGTCCCAGGTGCGACACAGAACTATGGACGAAATATTGGGACACCCCTCATCTACAAGCAGACAAGGACGCTGATCGCTGGACCAGGAAATGTAAGATAGATTCTCATGGAGAAAGGTTTATGTACTGGTATGATGGCTGTGAAGGAAGACCACGGAGGATATTGTGTGTGCGCGATGAATAAATTATGGTTTACCAGTGACTGGCACTATAACCATGATATGGTTATAGAATATAGTCAGCGTCCTTTTAATCGAGTGAGTGCGATGAATCGCACTCTTGTAGCTAATTACAAAAAATGCGTAGGAGAAGAGGATATCTGTTACTTCCTGGGTGACCTATGCCTAATCGGTCCTGCAAATTGGCGCTATATTGAGAGTGTTGTTAAAGGGTTACCCGGTCACAAGATACTAATTCTAGGAAACCATGACAAGCTAGACCCATTCACTTATGTTGAAATAGGATTTGAATCTGTGCATACTAGTCTAGTATTGCCAGAGTATAACATAGGCCTAATTCATGATCCAGCTATGGCTTTAGTAGATCCCAATCTTACTTGGCTGGTTGGCCATGTGCACACTCTATTTAAGCAAATAAAAGATCCAAATAGGAAGGGTAGTATTATCAATGTCTGCGTTGAACAATGGGAATACTTTCCTGTTGAGCTAAATGCATTACGCCAACTTGACGACAATATTAAAGGAGAGTAAAATGCGAGAAGCCCATATTAAACGAGAAGAACCTAGGTATCGTATTGAAATATACGACAATGGAGAACTAGTAGATTATATTTATGTTGATATAATAGAAATCCATTTTCCAGATCTATATGTATATAGGGATTAAAACAGAAAACTGAAAGGATAGATGACATGAAATTAAAATTTCTACCTAATCATGAAAAAGAGTGCGAACGCAATCTCGTTGTATGTATAACACATCTCCCAGCGTGCCATCGCCGTGTATGTTATCATGCAGAGCCACACGAACTAGATACATCCTGCGTTGCTGACTGTACAATTGCAGGCACATCTACACAATGTATCCCAGTAACGCTCTACGGAAGAGGGAGGACATAACAAATGCTTCTCTATGAATTTAAGAAAGAGGAATGTATAGACGCTTACGTCTATACTAAACAAAACATCAGCAAGATTGAACCATTGTTGCAGGAGTGTGACTTCAAATCAGTTGTTTGCCATCTAGAAGTTAAAGCGTTTCCAGAGCAAAATCGTCTAAGCAATGAAGAAATAATACAATTGCTTGACGAGGATAAAATTGACGCGCCACCGTTACAGGCCGATACAGTCTATATTTACTGTAAGCTAGCAAATGATTCTGTACCGCCCGGCCCGTTACGCGATGCTTTAACATCCGATTTGCCGCTAGGCTATCGCTCGTTAAGTGTTGCACCAACTTTCCCAGGCGGGAACAGCTCTGTATTTGACTACTTCCTCTTTCCATTACCCAACCTATCGAAACATCTGATTTTTAAAACGTCAGAGAATTCTGATATTGGATGGTATAATATCCATGCTAATATTCTGTGGCTATCTGATATATGCAATGGAGATCCTAGCTTGCAGGGATTACAAGATATTCTGCAATACGTGTCCATCTTTCGTCGTACTGGGCATTTAGTTTTACCCAGGCGTATGACAATTGGTATGGACCCTGAATTTGAGATTTTATATTATCGGACATCATCATCGAAGATAGCCTCAGAGGTATCCATTCCTGCGCACATGTTACTACCAGACAATTTATTGACGGAAGAAATTGGACATGATGGCTGTACTTCTACAGGAGAACTGCGTCCAAAATATGCAGACCATCCATTACGGCTCGCACGTAACTTAAAGCGCACAGTTCGTAAGCTAGCCCGGCATAAGGAGCTAGAACCGTATGTTATTTGTGCTGGTGGAGGATTAAGTGCAGGTTTAGGCGGACATATACATGTATCGGTAAATATTCCGACTGCCCTTCGTAATGCTCTGTATGATCTAATTGGGAAATTTGTCAATAAAGCAACCGGCAATAGTGTGCGACGCTACGCCGACCAGCTAGTTGCCCGGAATGGGTCAGATGCTGTCCGTAAAGCGGGCGGCCACGAGGGAGACGAATGGCGCAACTTGCCATCATTCATAGTTGATGAAAAGGTTAGCAAAGCAGTGTTATGTACAACCTGGGTGGTAGTAAAGAGCTTCTATGCGGGTGAGATTACATCAACACGAGAGGATATGACACCTATTGAAGTGGCGAATATCTTACAGAACTTGACATTATATAAACTGTATCAGCAACATATTGATAACTTCATCAAGTTATTTGTGCAGGACACTACAAAGGTCAAGTTAGATAGTATAGACATTAGAAAAGGATGGCGTATACAACACAATGTCAATAACTGTAACATTGTAATCATTTCTCCAATTGAATGGATTAGAAATAATTTTAAACCCATTTGTGTAGATCTGCCCGTTAGTCTTAAGGTTCTTGTTGAGCATTGCCCAAGCGCCAAAACACTCGAAATAGTTAGTAAATTTTTGCCAAGTTCCTCCTCTGAACTGATACGTAAGTTTGCTGCGACGCATTTTATTGACTGTTCTACTTGTTATGCGTCGTACCAATCTTTTGATCTTACAGTCCGCCTCCCAGCGGCCTGGGAAATTATTATTGATGAAGATATTATGCGAGAGCAGTTAGGTCCTTTTCTTCAAGAGCTTATTGCAGGTGTAGCTAAAAGGAAACTAGAACTCTCACAAGGGGACGAAAATCAAGCAGAAGAATAAAGGGAGGTTATAATGTGCGGAATTATTGGGTTTATTAGCCCAAAACCATCGTCAACAAATGCCAAATATTTGAAGAAACTATTATACTTATCAGCTGATAGAGGGACATCCGCAACTGGTATAGCGTACCTTAAAGATGATAAGATTATAATTCGGAAAGAACCGGTATCGGCTAGTCGGTTCTTGGCTGATATTTGGCCACAGTATGAAGAAGATATTAACAACACAATGGTAGCTGTTGGGCATACTAGACAACCGACTATAGGACCACCAGAGGACAACAATAATAACCATCCACTAGACGGGAAACGCTGGGTTTTGATCCATAACGGCATGGTATCGATGATGCCCCGAATAGCTGGCTATCCATATAAAGGTATTGTAGATTCAGAAGTTCTGTTATCTCACATTGAAGTGCATGGACTAAACAAGGGATTAGAGAACATTGGCCATGGGACAGCAGCGATTGCTTTAATTGATAAAGAATCTCCACAAGCGATTTATCTGTGGAGAGAATCACAACCAATCTTCATGGCTTATGATGAAGCTACGGACGTTATCTTCTTTGCTTCAGAAGAGGAATTTCTAGAAGAAAGTTTGACAAACAAGCTACATTTCTTCTCGACATTTCTTGTGCGAGAGGTGCCAGAGAATTTACTAATCAAAGTAACAGCTATACCATCATTGTCAATTGAACAAATAGATTATGTCCATCCAAAGATTCCAAAACCTGTATCAATATTTCCTTATACTTCTCCTATCGGTTATATGCCAACATCTAATTCAAGTGTTGACTTACAATTTAATGAAGTTACTAAGAGATGGGAAAGACCAAAGCTAGCAGAACCAAACATTACAATACCATATACTAGACCAGCTTATGACTCACAAGTCAAAAATGGCTATGCCTTCAACCGTTTAATTGAACTAGGCTATCGTGAAGATGAAATAAAGAACTTCTCTATGTCAAGGATTGAAACTATATTGGCTGACAGCATTCCGCCAGATCGTTTCGGCAATGAGGATGACAATGCAAACATGTGCGATCTTCCCAATAAATATTATTTACCTCCCAAGTCTAATGACTTTAAAGGCTGGCTCAAACTAAGCCCTCCGAACCACGGTCATATTACATATGATATGGGACTTGTTAAGCTATGGGATAAAGAGAAGCGTCAACACTATATTATGATGGTAGACGATGCAATAGATGAAGAATTAATAGATTTTGACGCGCTACAAGAGGATATGGATAAATGTGAGTTAGACACGACCGCTACATCAGCGGACATTCCTAGAGAATTACTAAATGGATAGGAGATGTTGATGAATAACAGTATAACAATTACCATTCAACGTCCTATAGATCTGGCTGTTTTCCTAGACGCCAACAATAATGTCTTAGGCTATCAGCTAGGTCCTGAAACATTGATAGCACTGGCTATACAATCACCATTCCCAGAAACTCCTCCTGATGGTACAAAGACAGTCATCAATGTCCAGCTGTATGGACACGTTAAATATATTTTACATATGGAGGACAGGCACGGCGAACTACTTACTTATTCTACAAGTCAAATTGAGCTTCAAAAAACTGTACAGGATAAGTTAAAAGACTGTGATGATAAAATGTGCGTAGTGTATAACCCTCTTGACCCAAGCAATGACATGGATTGTCGCAATTGTTCATATCAAACATACTGCTTGTAGGAGGATTAAGAGATTAATTATGCCACACAAGAATTACCATCGGACTATCAAGTTCCGGAAACCCATTTTGCAGAAACCAAATAGAATAATTGACCCGGACACTGCGTATAATCGAACAAAATCAAAACGAAATTTACAAAAATTGATTAAAGATTACTTAAATCGATAGAATTTTGTCACAAAATTGGTGGTTTTGGTATATATATAAGTGAAAGGAGAAGTCATGGCAGAACCAAGAGATAGACAAAATAGCACGGACATCGAAAGTTCGGACTATTACCTGATTGTTTTTGGAACTATAAAAATCTACCAGTAAATTGCGAAGCGGATTGATAGTTCTTACCAGGAGGCCATTCCCTCGTCAGGGTAGTGCGTAACAGCGGGCCACGTATATTAGGTGGGAAGCGTGGGGCGAGGGAATAGAATAAATGAGAGTAGCGGGAAGGAGAAATGACATGAAAATGAGAAAAATATTTGGATGGGCTATTTGTCTTTTGTTAGGTGTAGGATTGGTAGGTCTAATAGGTCTGATAGTGGCAGTATTTATGTGGAAACCCATGATATTACTTATCACTATCGTGGGCTTCATCTGTGCTATATCAATCCTCTTTGCTAGCTTCATCTTCTATGAGATTCTTTTCATGTGATGATGGGGTGTCATAAATAGGTATTGCTGTTCAAACAATGAGTGGAGGAATAAGAATGGAAGATCAAGATAAGCTATTAAAAGAAGCATTAGCATGGGAACCAAAAGCTGGGCAGAGAGTAAGACCCGAAAGATATTGGCGAGCTATAATGGAAATGCCATGGGAGCAAAAAGAAGAAGATGATAAAAAGGCAATTGGACGTTGAAGAAGGAGAAGCGTCTATTACTTACATAATAGGCGAAGAGTTAATTCCATTATCAGATCACTGGACTACTAAGATTATTAGTGATTTACCTATCTTATTTGATGAGGCCTGGAATAAGATTACTGGTGGCATATACCACTATGGGCATGGAAAAGGTAAAATGACTATGACTATAAATATAAAGGTAAAAGTAGAGGAAGGAGAGTGAAGGAAAAAATTCCGTCAGGTGGGGGAATTAATGTGGAGTGGAATTGACGATTTAACATGGAGTGAAGAGGAAATAAAAGCTTGGTATAAAGCTTATTCTAAAGTTTATTACCAGAACCATAAGGAAAGGCTAAAAGCTTATATGAAGACTTACTATCAAGCGCATAAGAAAAGAATAAAAGCTTACCAAAAAGCTTACTCTCAGACAAACAAAGGAAAAGCTGTCTTAAAAGCACAGAAAATAAAACGTCGAAAGATAATAAATAATACGGCTATTGAACTTATTTCTCTTAAAGAGATATTCATAAGAGATGTAGGAATTTGTCAGTTATGTTCTTATCCAGTGTTGTGGTATTTAAAGTATCCACATCCATTAAGTCCTAGTCTTGACCACATTATTCCTTTAAGCAAAGGCGGTACACATATTAAAGATAATGTTCAATTATCCCATCTCGTCTGTAATAAACAAAAACAAGATGATCTAGATATTGTACTTCATTATTCAAATAAAGAATATATAAAATGGCTAGAAGAGGTAAAGAGGGGGTTGCCTTTGGTCTATAGTCTAGATAATCTATATGGAAATATATCGGCTAGGATATGGTCTAGATACCTAGAGGAGGTATAGACTAGGTGATGTACAGGTACAAAGGTACAAAGTATAAAATAATATTTATTTCCTTTCTCTTTTCTTTTTCAAAGCCTCTTATTTATATATATACCAAAATTTAGAAATTTGTGACAAAAAAGAAAAGATTCACAAAGTGTGTAAAATGATGTAAAAGAAATTATGTTTAAGACCCGCTTATATCGACATCAAATTAACTCATTAAAGTTCCACATGGCCAGGGACAGATCGGCTGATTGGTCCGAGATGGGATTAGGAAAAACCATTATAGCCTTAAAAAAGATAGATCTCCTGATCCGTCTTGGCATTATTGAGAACGCCCTGGTTGTCTGTCCCCTTTCAGTTGTAGAAACCTGGGTGACGGAAATAGAGAGGCATACAACTTTAACATACACTAGGTTAAAAGGTAGTGTTCGAGATAAAATTAGGGCTTTGAAAAAGGATAGCCAAATCTTTTTAATATCTTATGATAGTATTCCTGGTCGGAAAAGTACTTTGGGTATTCTTCTAAAAGCTCTTTTTATTAAGAATTTTGGATTCATTGTCCTAGATGAAGTAACATATGTTAAGAATTACAGGGCTTTACGGACTAAAGCCATAACAATTTTATGTGATAAAATTAGCCGTTCAATGGCTCTGTCCGGTACACCGATTACTAATTCACCAGAACAGGTCATTACATTGTATCGGATTGTTGATGGAGGACAGACATTCGGAAAGAACTTTTTTGCTGCCAGAAATAAGTTCTTTGAGAACAGAGGTTATGCGTTCCCGGATTGGCGACTACGAGAAGAAACAAAAGAGGAATTCAAACAGCGTCTATTCCTTAATGCTATCCGAGTATTAAAATCTGAAGCATTAGACTTGCCTGATAAAATATTCACAGAACGATATGCCGATATGACAGCGGAACAGCTTAGTCTATATATCCCAATTGCAGAAGAATTATTGCATGAAATCCGATTACCCGCAGGTAAAGTTAAGATCCAGAATGCGCTGGTAAAAGTTGCCAAGTTATCTCAAATAACCAATGGCTTTATCTATACTGACAATAGTACGCAAGTATTTACCAATAATCCAAAACTCCAATTATTACAAGAGGTTATCAATGAGATTCCTCAAAACAAGAAGATTATTGTATTCGCCAAATGGGTACAAGATATCAAAAGCATTAAACAATATCTTCTTGACAATGCTATTGGGCATGCTGCTATTGATGGCTCTACCACACATCGTGAGAATATTATTAAGGAATTTCTCAATGATGAAGATAAAAAGATATTACTCGCCCAAATAACAGTCGGAGCCTATGGTTTAAATTTAGCAGTTGCTAGCTATGTTATTTATTACAGTACAGGATTTTCTGTTAATGAGTGGCTTCAGTCACAGGATAGAGTACACCGCATTGGCCAGACAGAGCCTTGTGTGTATATCTCTTTACTATGTAGCAATAGCATAGACGCCTATATTTACCAAAGTTTAAAGGAGCATACCGATTTGGCGCGGTCGTTATTGAACGAAAAATCTATCCTACGACTAAAGGATAATCTACAGTTACAGATTTCCCGGGCCAGAAAGCCCCTGAATTTATTCAAGGGATGAATGGCCTTTGGGAATGTCAGCAATGCCATTATCCAGAAATATATTGAGGCACAGAGCAAAAAGTGAGAAAGGCATTTCTTTATCGGGCGAAGATAAGTAAGCAAACTGAGACCAACTGCAACCAGTGGCTTGAGCTTTGCCGTCAAGTCTACAACCTTGCCCTTGAACAAAGGAGACTGATTTATAAGCAAAGAAAGAAGAGCGTCTCCTCCGTTTTTCAAATGGCCCAACTGCCAGAGCTGAAAGAGGGATTTCCCGAATATAAGATGGTTGGTTCCCAATGCCTTCAGGATGTGATTCAACGGCTTGATCGTGCCTTTCAACGGTTCTTTCAGAGAATTAAAAATGGCCATTGTAATATTGGGTTGCCCCGGTTCAAATCTTTTAACAGGTATGATTCCTTCACTCTGAAACAGACTGGATGGAGACTTGAGGGAAGGTATCTCACCATCAGGAACATCGGTCGCTTTAAGCTCTTCCTCTCCAGACCTATCGAAGGCCAGATCAAGACCGTGACAATTCGCAGGGCCTCTTCGGGCAAGTGGTTTGTGGCATTTGCCTGCGAGGATGTGCCAAAGAAGTCCTTTCCCGAAGTATCCGCTTCTATCGGTATTGATGTTGGGCTTAAGTCTTTTGCCACCGACTCCGATGGGAGACAGATCCAGAATCCCATGTATCTCAGGCAATCCCTGAAACTTCTTCGGAGAAGGCAACGGTTTCTTTCCAGAAAGAAGAAGGGCTCTGAGCGAAGGAAGGATGCTCGCATTCTTGTTGCCAAAACCCACGAGAAAGTTTCCAATCAGAGAAAGGACTTTCTTCATAAGCTTGCTAATTTCTACATTAAATCGTATCAGACCATTTTCCTTGAGGATTTGAATATCAGGGGCATGGTTCGTAACAAGCATCTTTCCAGAAGTATCTCTGACAGTTCCTGGGGAATGTTCTTTAATCTGCTTTCGTACAAGGCGGAAGAAGCCGGGCGAATGGTAGTTAAAGTTCTCCCCAACGGAACATCTCAGATCTGCTCTGGATGTGGTGAAAAGGTTCCGAAATCTTTGGCCGTGCGTATCCATTGTTGTCCTTTTTGTGGTCTTGTGATTGATCGAGACCATAATGCGGCCCTAAATATCTTAGCCCTCGGGCAGAGGGTTCAGGCGTTAACGGCGCGAGTCGCCGTTGTCTGAGAATCTTCCGAATTTATTCGGGAGAGTGTCAATGTGTAAAGGTAGATAACTTATGGAAAAGAAAGATAAAAATAAATTTTATCAAGAGTGGACATGCGGGTATTGTGAAAAGGTTTGGCTCGTGGAAATCAGCCAAGGTCGATGTCACTGCTGTCCCTTCTGCGGGGGTGTGTTTGGTGAGGTTATATCTCAAGGTATGGCAAATGGGTAGACGAAATGAAAAGTCTTGTCTAAACGCATCCTGTGTAACTACAGGGGTATAAATAAGGGGGTTTTATGAGTACATTTCCTGAACTTTTAACATCATATGAACAGGCAGTAAAGCTAGCAAAGACAGATCCAAGCCAGGCAGTCGCAATCTTGCAACAGATTATCGCAGACCCTAACTGTCCGAAGCAATTGAGCTTGACGGCTGAAAAGTTTCTAGCCAACATCTTGCCGGCCGTCCAAACATCAGAACCACAGCCAGCGGCCTCGGTTCCATCATTGAAAGATAGCATAGTCTGGGTAGACGTTTTCGGAATTGAGCTAGTCAAAGAGATTGCTGATAGGATGCCTATAACGGATGAGCAGTACCAGCGTCTAAAAGCTGACATCAAAAAACGAGGCATTCAAGTGCCCTTGATTGTTACGCCAGACTTTAAATTACTTTGTGGGTATAATAGGTTAAAGATTGCAAAAGAACTGGAAATTAAGACTGTACCAGTCATCGTTAAAGATATTCCTCCAGACAAGCAGATTGAATTTGCTGTCCGGGACAATGTAGTCAGACGCCATTTGTCCTTAAAAGAAATTGCAGATTATATTGTAGCAGAAAATCTTCAATCTGTAGGGCGTCCTAAAAAGTATGCAAGAACTAAAACGACAGCGGAAATAGCCGAAACTCTTGGGGTTTCTGAAAAGACCGTAGAAAGAGCTAGGACATT